CTATTTATTCTTGGTCTGCATTTTTTTAAGTCTGTCTTTTGTCGGTTCTGGGTTGTGCTGTTGATATTTTAAGCGTTTTTCCAGTTCACAAGTGGCCTTTATACTTTCTAAAGTGCGCGTCAATCCTGCAATCAGGCGTTTATCTCCATCTGCCTGTGCGTATTCAAGTTGTTTCTTCAATGTTTTTTTCTTTATTTCACATCCCGTCTTCTCTTGGCTTGCATAGGCAACACTCATACTGAAAACGATCAATGCAGATAAGATCATAGTTTTCGACATCATGAATCATTCCTGGGGTTATTTTAGGGACCTATCCAAAATTTTATACACAGATCTTGATTTGATCCTGAAAATTCAACTGAGGCTACAACTGATAGGAGGGAAATGGAGGCTTTTATCTTTTTTGGCAAGAATGGGGCTATAATGCCTCCTCAATTGTCTGATAAGACATCAGACAAGTTATCAATATTCTGTACTGGGGTTTAAAAATCGAATGCTAAGTTATCGTCACCAATGAAGTTTGGTGTTCTGATGTTATCTTATTTGCATTTAATTATCTTAAATATCAATTCCTTAGATTATATTTTATACTGTATATTGTTCCAGTGTTTATTGACGTTTTCTTACTTTTACATCACACTGTGGGGTAATCGGTGGGGTAACAAATATCTTGAGTTAGAGAGCCAAATGACTACTGGAATAAATCGATTATCAGATAAGAAACTCAAATCGTTACTGGGTGCTCGCGCTGATAAGGTGAGAAAAGTATCTGATGGTGCTGGGTTGATGATTCGCATCACGAAAGCAGGTTCTATAACTTGGATTTATAAGTATCGACTAGGTGGAAGGAGCACGGAAGCAAATTTACTTACCCTTGGGCGATACCCTGATCTGTCTTTAGCTAAAGCCAGAGAGATGCGCACTCAATGCCGAACATGGTTAGCCGATGGCAAAGATCCCCAACGAATGATAAAGCTGGATAGAGAAGAAACATTAAAACCAGTCACTGTTCAGGATGCTATCGAATATTGGTTAACTGAATATGTTGATAATAATTTAGTGAATGCCAATAGATACAGAGAACGTTTTAATAAACACCTGTTCCCTTATATTGGAGATATGGCTCTTTCTGATTGTGATACCCGTTATTGGCTTAGGCGTTTTGACCAAGTGAAAAAGGTAGCTCCCAGTGTGGCAGGAATGCTTTTGCAAATGTCACAGCAGGCTCTTAAATTTTGCCGAATCAGACGTTTTGCTGTTTCCCATGTTTTGGAAGGTATTACGAAGCAGGATATAGGCGTAAAATTAAATAAGCGAAAAAAAGTTTTAACTGAAAAAGAATTATCTGATGTAGTTAGAGCGGTACATAGTGATTTTTTTATTCCTTATTATTCAGATCTTTTTTATTTATTAATTGTATTTGGTGCCAGAACTGTCGAAGTTCGTCGTTCTAGAATGAATGAGTGGGATTTAGAGCAAAGGTTATGGATTGTTCCTGAAATTAACAGTAAAACGAGAGAGAAAATAGTAAGACCTATCCCCGATGCTATGGTAACGAAGATACATAGATTAAAATCCCAAAATAAACATTCTGAATATTTATTAGGAGAATATAAAGAAAATACGGCTGTTAGTTCAACTGGGAACAGAGTATGGGAAAGATTAAAACATAATGAAAAATGGGTTCTTCATGACTTTAGGCGTACATTTGCAACCATGCTAAGTGATGCGGGAATCGCTCCACACATTGTTGAATTGCTGTTAGGGCATACTTTAGGTGGTGTGCTAGCGGTTTATAACCGGAGCCAATACCTACCAGAGAAGCTAGATGCTTTAAACAAATGGTGCGAGAGACTGGATGTATTGGCGGGTAATTATGAGAATGTGGTTATATTAAAGGCAGTTCAATAATAGGAATTAATGAATTTCATTCTGTGCATGACCATTGTGATATATACGTAACAATTACTGCTTTCTTTTGTAATGATTTCTTTTGAGTAAAATACCCTCATAAAAACAATTAAACAGTGAGGGTAACATGACGATCCAATACAACACTCCTACACCAGAAGAACGCCGCTCTATCCTTTCAGAATACGGTGAACCCTACGATCGTCTTGTACGTGAAAAGGAGCGCCACCACATCACCTCTATTTCCAGAACGTCAGCTTGGAAATTGGAAAATGAAGGCCGCTTTCCTGCCCGTAAGCCACTAGGTCGCAATTCCTGTGCTTGGTTGCTAAGTGATTTGCTGCATTGGGTACGTAATCCGCCAACAGTAGAAAACGTGAATAATCCATATAGCCGCAAACCCGAAAATTAAATAATAACGTCATGGAAAAGTTAACTGTCTTAAATAGCAGCGGTCAAACTCACTCTAAAAATAGCTTAATTTGGGGAAATAGGTGAGGTGATGGTAAATAGCTATAGCGATTCTTTGAGATTAAGCAATTATCAATTTGATAAACAACCCTCTCTAAGAGGGTTAGTTAACAATCACAGTTATTACTGGTTGGTTCAGATTTTAGGCTTTATTCCTAAAGTCAGGAGTTTTTCGCGGCAAGCATCTTTAACCCATGAACTGAAATTACCTTTATCATCTACCTCTTCAATTTGCTCTAGCAGGTCGTCTTCAAAGCGAATTGTTCGACGTGTACTGTTATTTCGTTCATACGGTTTTTTGCTTTTTTCATCTTGCATTGGTTCGAACCATTATGTTAATTTATTGAACAGTGGTGCGAACCATTATAAAGATGAGCGCCATAAAAAAGCAATGCCCCGTAGTGGTGGAACACTGACGAGGCATCTAACCAAACCGTTAATAGAGGTAACGATTATGGCTGACACACAGTCTAACCAAACTCGCCTTAAATTTACATTCCTTATTGCATCCGGCACTCAGCGGCTGGCTGATATGTCCCCCTTGATCTTCGTATTACGTCAGGGGGCATACCATGAGTAATAAACCTATCTCACTAAAACAGGCGCTATATCGTGCAGGTTTGGGTATTTCACTTTTCACGTTCATTACCAAAAAAGCTAAATGTGAATGCGAAATTAATTTAAATAATCTGATTGCATTGGCACATGGCATTCATCAGGAGGTTCACCGCGCCCTGTTGAAACATGCTCCGCAGTCACCGATGAATAAATTATTAAATTGCATTGTATACAGGAAATCTGACCCATTAGATCAGGCTTCATTTCGTGCGGGATTATGTACCTCTTTATATGAGGTCATCCTTGAACAGGCCAGCCAACACTGTTCGGAAGAGTTACACGATTTGCTGTCGCTAGCCTGTGATATCAATCATGAGGTTTACCACGCGCTTTATGCGGCGATTAATGGTGAGGACGAGTGATCATGAGTCAGGGAAATAATAATCAGAAAAGCCACCCGTTAGATGTTATTCGAACAGTTAAAACATCAGCTATCAATCGTTGGCAAAGCCTGTTGCCTGCTTGTGGCGTTGATGTTCCGGCAAAGGGAAAGCATGGTGCTTGCCCGATCTGCGGCGGCACAGACCGTTTTCACTTTATGGATGATAACCATAACGGTGACTGGCACTGTCGCCAATGTGATGAACCGAATCACGGTGATGGTCTGGATTTGGTGGCGCGAACCAAAGGGATCACAATCTTTGCAGCGGCGAAACTCGTGGCGGATGTGCTGGCACTTCCTTTACCTGAACCCAAGCCCGCCAAAGAGCAGCCCCGACCAGTGAAACCTATTGCTGAACGCATCGCAACAATGATCGCTACAGCTATTACGGGCGAATCTCAGTATTTGACTAAAAAGGGGCTGCAATGCCCCAATCAGCGGTTATTGAAAGATGGTTCTTTATTGCTGGTGGCTCAGACACTAGGCGGCACGATCACAGGCGGGCAGACCATTAAGCCTAATGGTGAAAAGTGCCTTGTCTCAGGGACTCAGAAGAAAGGCAGCTTTATTCCTGTCTCAGAGATTACCGGAATACCTGACACGTTCATCATTACCGAGGGCTACGCAACGGCTTTAACGGTCAGCCAATTACATGAGGGTGTGGTGTTGGCCGCGATTGATGAAAGCAATTTATCTACTATTTCCGAACGGGTCAGAACACAGTGGCCAGACGCTAAAATCATTATTGCTGCTGATAATGACTGGCACGAGCCGGAAGAACGGGACAAAAACGGCAGGTTAAAAAAGAACATTGGCAAGATAGTGGCAGAGAAAACCGCCAAAGCGATTAACGGCTGGGTTACGTTACCGCCTACGGCATTGAAATCTGACTGGGACGATTATCGCCAGCATCACGGCATCGAGTCAGCAAAGCAGGCATTCAGCAACGGGTTATATCAGGTTGGAGAGAAAAAACTCATGGAAGCAGAAGCGGTGATTATCCACGAAACGAAGCCCAAAAAGGGCAATAACAATCTGGCACAAATGGCAGCCAGTCAGCGCGGGGCACTATTGGTTGAGCGATACGGCAAAGTAGCGGTTAATCCTGATAGCGAAATGGTTTACCACTATAACGGTACGACATGGGAAACCGTGTCGGATAATGAATTGCGCCGCGCAATGGTAGTAATCTTTGACCAGCACGAAACCCCTTACAGCCCGAACGGGATCAATAACGCTATCTATGCCATGAAATTACAAGTACCGATTATCGGCGAACAACGGCAGGATTTAATCGGGTTCCGTAATGGTGTGTATGATTTATCGGCTCAATTGTTTACCCCGCACCAGCCGGAACACTGGTTAATGAACCATAACGGTATTGAATTCACCCCGCCTGCTGTCGGTGAAAATTTACCAGATCATGCCCCAGATTTTTATCGTTGGTTATCCCATGCGGCGGGAAGCAATGAAAACAAGATGAATCGCATTAAAGCCGCCCTGTTTATGATCCTAGCAAACCGCTATGACTGGCAGTTATTTATTGAAGTCACGGGCGAAGGTGGCAGCGGTAAAAGCATCTTTACCTATATAGCGACCTTATTAGCGGGAGAACACAATACAGCCAGTGGCAATATGAGAGCACTGGATGAGGCGAGAGGCCGTTATCAGTTTGTCGGGAAAAGCCTGATTACGCTGCCCGATCAGGTTAAATATGTCGGTGAAGGCGCTGGCATTAAGGCGATTACTGGCGGTGATTTGATTGAAGTTGACGGAAAATATGAGAAGCAATTTTCTACGGTCATTAAGGCCGTTGTATTAGCCACCAATAACGAACCGATGAGCTTTACAGAACGTAATGGCGGTATTGCACGGCGGCGGGTGATATTCCCGTTTAACATTCCGGTCAAAGAGTCAGAGAAAGATCCACACTTGCCGGAGAAAATCAGTCGGGAACTGCCTGTGATTATCCGTCATTTGTTAACGGAATTTGCCGACCAGAACAAGGCTAAAAAGCTGCTACAGGCGCAACGCGATTCTAACGAAGCATTAACGGTGAAAAGCAATTCAGATCCGTTATATCGTTTTTGCGGTTATCTGGTGTCCGTCGATGATACGACCGGGATGAAGATGGGTAATAAGAACATCAGCCCACGCGCACCGAGATTGTACCTGTATCATGCTTATCTTTCTTTTATGGAAGCGCACGGCTTTGAACGCCCATTAACACTGACCAAGTTCGGCGAATCGCTGCCCAAGATTATGTTGGAATACCGGAAGGAGTATCGGAAAGTGCGAACTAAGAAAGGCTACTCTTATAACGTTGAGTTGTCGGAAGAAGCCGAAGAATGGCTGCCGTCTGTGCCTGAGTGTCGGGACTTTAAATCCCTGCTATAAACCTTTTGAGTTTAAGTCTGCATTCCATACATCATTTTAAGTATCTATCTGTATTTAAAATAAAATAATAGATGTATAGTTATTTTTTAGCTATACATCAACTATACATTCTCTTCATTAGGATAAAAAAGGGGTGAATAGAGGATACAGTCAATGAATATCATATTAATTACGACAAACCCAGATGTAGCAAGGCTTTTAGGGGATTGTGCAGAGGGTGCATAACTGAGAGGGCGAAAAAGATTTATAGGGGGGTATCTTTGGCAGGCAAATAAAAGCCGGATAAATCGAAGACAGTCAAATAAGGTATCAGCCTGATTTGGTGCTGCCAGAAATTTAAACGATGTAATCTGCTGATTTACTTTAAAAAACAGAGATTAATCACAAATTCATTGCTGCGTTTATACTCTGACTGGAATAGATAAATATTCCTGTTGTATCCTGTTTCATTCGATATTTATCGGAAACCAGATCACAGGAGATAAGATGTCACACATCATCTACTTGTCGTTAAAGGGCAAGAAACAGGGATTAATTTCGGCTGGCTGTTCAACACCTGAATCGATAGGAAACCGCTATCAGGCAGGCCGGGAAGATGAAATACAGGTACTGAGTATCAGTCATACAGTGAGCCGTGATCAGAACGCGCACCATCATCCGGTCAGTTTTACCAAACCCATTGATAAATCTTCACCACTCTTAGCAATGGCAATTGACGGTAACGAATTATTAGAGGCTGTTTTTCTGAGTTACCGAACTAGCTCGATGGGGCAATTAGAAGCCTTTTATGAAATCAAGCTGACCGGCGCAACAATAGTTGATTTTGCCTGTCATTATCCCCATTCGATAAACAGTAATGACCAGATTCCGTATGAGACAGTACAGCTTGATTATAAGTCTATTTCATGCAGGCATCTTATTGCAGGCACATCGGGTTATAGCATTACCCAATTAGCCGGGCGTGAAGAAGGCAGGCCATTATTGTCTGGGTTCACGAATGTGAAGCCGCTTAAACAGCCATTGGTTGAAGAAACATCCGCAAAACCCTCTAAACATCACGTCCGCTATCGTTTTACGGATGATAACGGCAATCTTTTAGCCGAACATAAGTATCGTGTTTGCCTGCCGGATGGTCAGGTAAAGGAAGGCAAGACTGATAAACAAGGTTATACCCAATGGCATCTCACTGATGACAAAAAGAATCTTGAATTTCATATTTTAAAGGATTAATACCATGCCAACTTATAGCGTTTACACTCAAATTAAATCGAATGTACCTGCTGAAAAATTGTTTTACGATTTAATTATTTTTCGTCAGGATGCAGAAGGAAATCATCATATATTACTGGATGTTGAAAAAGCGCAATTGCAGAGTAATTATGAAACTCAAAAACATATTACTCAGGAAACAGATGATGATCTTTCTGTAATTTATATTATGCAAATTATGCTTTACCGTAAACACGGTTCAAATACTATTCAGGCATTGCAAACCCCTTTTAAAAAAATGTATACGCTGGGTGAATTTGTAGCAGGTAAAGCATGTTCGGATAACAAACGAGAAAATGCCTGCTATTTTGAAAGTACGGCTGAAACAAAACCCGTCAGCGATGGCGATAATACGATTGAATTAAAAATTACTATCCCTGAAAGAGTATTTATTGCAAAAGAATATCCAGTTGGTCACGAAAAAGATCCATTTGAAAAAATTAAAATTGAATTGGAAATTCAGGATAGAATTGCAAAAAAAACTTATCCAAGACAAGGATGGGCTAGTTTATGTGGCCCAGCGGCATTTTTTTATTGCTTACAGAAGGATAGGCCAGATATTTATGAGCAATCTGCCCGTGAGCTATGGAAATATGGCAAGACTAAAATAGGTAGATTAGAAATTAAACCGGGTGATGGTTGCCGCCACCCTAGCGGTTCTTTCTATAATAATGGAGCACCAACAATTTCAGGTTTAGATTGGATAACATTAGCGAGCTTAAGAGACTCAGAAAATGCTATTTTTGGCTATAATCAAGTTGAAGCTGAAACAGCGGGAGTTACAATGTGGGGGAAATTAACCGAATGGTTTGAGAAAGCAGGTTATGAGAAAATTTTTGATAATATAAGTATTTTCTCCCATAGTAATATCAATGATATAATAACTTTAAACGATTATATAAGAAAAGGGTATATTGTTGTAAGTTTAATATCGGTTGGAATGCTAAACGGATCAGCTGGTGAAACTTCAGGTAAAAATCATTGGATTGTATGGGAAGGTGAAGTTAGCTCAAAAGGAAAGTCAATAAATCTAGATAGTGAAAATGAAATAGTTAATTTAAATATGTTTACTTGGGGAGGGATTAGTGAGCGGGTTAAACCTAATAATAATTTAAATTATTTTTTAAAACATACATTTGGAGGGTTGGTTTTTAAACCAATAAAATAAAAATGAGAAATATTTTTTTCATTATATCCATCTTACTTGTTTCTGCTTGTACAAGACAAACTGTTTCCATTTATCCTAATGGAAACTATTTAAAAGATGCTCAGGTAGGAGTTCCATATAATGAAATAATAAACATACCGGGTGTTATAGATATGGGTTTTTCAGCCAAAATAACACCTTCAAACTCAGGTCTAACATGGAATCCTAGCGATTATACAACCCCTGTTCTGCCAGCAACAGAAAAAGACTATAGCCGTATTCAAATTCAAGGAATGCCTATACATGCTGGAGAAATAACTATAAAAATATCTGGTGGTGTTTATGGCAATATGTTTACAAAAGTAGGTAAATTTAATAAAACCTACACAATAAAAGTGAAAGAATGATTTTTATTATTAGAATGGCGATTTACATCGCCATTTCTATATTTGTATGCTTGCTCAACAGAATCATAATTCTTCCTTATTATTTTCATGATGTTAAAAGTTATTTACTGAAAAAATAACTATTCTGAAAAACACCATGAAAAAACTACTCGAATTACGCCAACAGAAAGCCGATTTAACCCATCAAATGCGTTCGCTGCTCACCAAAACCGAAAACGAAAAGCGTTCATTGACTACCGATGAAGCTAAACAGTTCGACGAACTGCGCAGCCAGTCCGATGTACTGAATGCAGAAATTGCCCGTTATGAGGCGTTGTCTGATGAAGAGCGTAATCAGGCAGAAAACCAGCCGACCAGTGACAAACTCAACAATGACGAATTGCGCCATTATATCCTGACGGGTGAAACTCGTTCCCTGTCTACGGGTACTCCCGCAGACGGTGGCTATACCGTTATTCCTGAGCTGAATAAACAGATCATGCAGCAATTGGCTGATGAATCTGTCATGCGCCAAATCTGTACGATTAAGACCACACGCAGCAATGAGTATAAACAGCTTGTTTCGGTCGGTGGCGCAGCAGTGGCACGCGTGGAAGAAGGCAAGGCACGCGGTGAGACTGCCACGCCGAAGATGGAAGAAGTCAGCATCAAACTGTTCCCGATTTATGCCTACCCCAAAACCACGCAACAAATCATCGATTTTAGCGATGTAGATATCTTGGGTTGGTTGACCGCCGAGATTGCCGATACGTTCGTGGATACCGAAGAAACGGATCTTGTCAGCGGTGACGGCAGCAAAAAAGCCAAAGGCTTTCTGGCTTATCCCCGCGACACGAAAAGCGACAAGGTGCGTGATTTTGGCACGCTGCAAAAACTGGAAGCTACCACGCTTGAGGCCGATAGCCTAATTGACCTTAAGTTCCTGCTTAAGAACAAATACCGCAAGAATGCTGTGTGGGTGATGAACTCCACAACTGCTGCTCAAGTACAAAAGCTGAAAAACGGTAACGGGGATTATATCTGGCGGGAACGTTTACAAGCGGGTGATCCCGATATGCTGCTGGGCTTGCCTGTCCATTACCTCGAATTTATGCCGGATGGCGTGATTGGTCTGGGTGACTTCAAGCGCGGCTATTTCATCGTTGACCATGAAACCGGTACCCGTACCCGCCCCGACAATATCACCGAGCCGGGATTTTATAAGGTACACACCGATAAATATCTGGGTGGCGGTCTGGTGGACTCCAACGCAATCAAGATCCTTGAAGTTAAAACCGCGTCGAAATAAGCGAAAGGGGCGAAGTCCCTTGTTGGGAGTCCATAGGATGGATAGTGAATTTGAAATTCGCACCGCGTCTCTGTCTGCTGCTGATAAAAAGCTGGTGGGCTATGTGATTAAGTGGAACAGCCGATCCCACGTTTTATGGGATGAATTTGTTGAACAGTTTACCCCGAATGCTTTTAGCGCCAGTTTAACTTCGGGTGTTGATGTCAGGGCATTGTATGAACATGATCACATGAACCTGTTAGGCCGCACCACCTCCGGCACATTGCAGCTTAGCGAAGATACCACCGGACTCCGCTTCGAGTTAATCCCGCCTGATACGCAATTGGGGCGTGATGTGCTGACTCTGGTTGAACGTGGTGATATTTCCGGTATGTCCTTTGGATTCAGAGCGATTCAGGATCAGTGGGATATTGGTCAGGAACCTTATATCAGGACGGTATTAGAAGCGGAACTGAGGGAAATTACCATCACCAGTTTACCCGCCTACCCTGAAAGCGGGGTGGAGATTGCCAGACGTTCCCTGAATGCCGTCAAGCCTAATCATGTTGATTTGCGTCATTACTGGCTGCAACTATCCGAGGTGTGATTATGTGGCCTTTTAAGCGAAAAGACACGGAAACCCGCAGCATGAGTATTGATGAGTTTCTTTCTCTGGTGGGCGTGTCTAACACCAAATCAGGCGAGCATGTTTCACTGTCTACAGCGGAAGGTTTACCCGCCGTGATGAACGCTGTCACGGTGATTAGTGAAGCGGTGGCCACCATGCCTTGTTACCTTTATCGGGTTCAGCACCAGAACGGCAAAGAATCCCGCGAATGGCTCAGTAATCACCTCGTAGATTATTTGCTGAATGAGTGCCCGAATGACTGCCAGACCCCGTTTCAGTTTAGGCGAACCCTGATGCGTCATTGCTTACTCAATGGTAATGCTTATGCAGTGATTGTCTGGGGGCGGGACGGTCAGCCTCAATCGTTGCATCCTTACCCACCGTCAGCGGTTGTACCGCAACGGTTATCTGATCATCGGTTTGCCTACACCATCACCGAACCTTATAGCGGCAAGGTGAAAACCTTCCTACAGGAAGAAATCCTGCATTTACGCTATGCCACCGAAGACGGCTTTCTTGGGCGCTCGCCTGTCACCATCTGCCGCGAGACATTGGGCTTGGGGCTGGCACAACAACGCCACGGCACCAGCATCATGAAAGACGGCATGATGGCGGCAGGGGTAATTAAATCCGCTGAGTGGCTGGATGGTACAAAAGGCGCTAAGGCACTGGAAGCGCTCGAACGTTATAAAGGCGCTCGCAATGCGGGTAAAACTCCTATTCTTGAAGGCGGTATGGAATACCAGCAATTAGGCATGAGTAACCAAGATGCCGAGTGGTTGGCTTCCCGTCGCTTCACGATTGATGATATCGCCCGGATGTTCAACGTCAGCCCGATCTTTCTGCAAGAGTATTCGAACAGTACCTACAGTAACTTTAGTGAAGCGTCCCGCGCCTTTCTGACCATTACCATGCGCCCGTGGCTTGCCAACTTTGAGCAACAAATCAAATCGGCTTTGCTGGTGGCGTCACCAAAAAGCGGCATCCGCTACCAAGTCGAATTTGATACCGCCGACCTGCTGCGAGCCAATCCGCGCGAACGCTTCCAGAGCTATGAAACCGCGATTAAGTCAGGGGTGATGTGTCCGAATGAAGCCCGTGAACGTGAGGGACTCTCTCCCCGTGAAGGGGGTGATGAATTTAGTCAGGCATGGAAGCAAACGGTAGAAATCAAGAAACAACCGGAGGGCAAGGAATGAGGGCAGGCAGATTGAGGCATCGGGTGATTATCCAGAAATCCGAGCAGTCACGCGCCCCGTCAGGGTAGGTTATTGACAAGTGGGTGGATGTCACCACCGTCTGGGCGGAAGTGAGGGCGATTAGCGGGCGTGAGCGTTTGGCATCCGGTGCCGTGTTCTCTGAGGCCACTGTGCGTATCTGGATGCGTTACCGTGATGACGTGACCACCGCCAATATCATTCTCTATAACGGGGCTAACACCAGAGGAACCGCTTTTGACATTGTGGCGGTTATCCCTGATGCGAAATGTACCCGCTTAGAACTGCTTTGTAAGGGAGGGGTATTCTGATGAACCGAATTGAAATTCCCCTGAATGAAATCAAACAGCATTGCCGACTGGATGAAAGCGACACGTTTGATGATGCCTTGTTAATGGGCTATGCCGAAGCCGCGCTGGAAGTCTGCCAGCAACATATCGGCAAACGGTTTGATAACGGGTTGGCTTTTACCCCTGCTATTAAGGTGGGCTGCCTGCTTTATATCGGTTTGCTGTATGAGAATCGGGAGATGGCAACGGATGCCGATCTTAAAGAGGTGCCTTTCACCATTAAATCATTGTGGTCTGTCTATCGTGATGTGGGAGTTTACTGATGCCGTGGCAACCTTTAAAGCGCTGTAGCTATCCTAATTGCCGTGAGCGTGTGAAGTCAGGCCGTTGTGAACAACACCAACGGGAAGCCAGACGGCAGCAGGATAAACAACGGGGAACCCGAACCCAACGAGGCTACAGTAACCGATGGGGACGCTACCGACTGCAATACCTGAAAGCCAATCCGTTATGTGTCCCTTGCTTACAGGGAAATATCTATACCCCTGCAACGATTGTAGATCACATTATCCCGATACAGGGTGAAGCTGATGTGTTGTTTTGGCCTGAATCCAATCATCAATCGTTATACCAACCCTGCCATAACCGCAAGACCGTACAGACAGATCCTATCACCAAAGCGAAGCGCAAACAGGGTATCTATCAGGAACGGGAAACAGAAGCGGCAAAGCGTCGCGGTTGGTTAGTCGCAGAATAATAACAAATGAAATAGTGGGTGGGGGTATTAAAAATGACAAACGCGCTTCTCAGCGGAACCGACCCCCTCCTCAAATTTTTACGCCCGGCACTTTTTTTGAAAATAAAATCACAAGGAAGACAGAAAATTATGGCAAGAGCACCCAAGCCCCCGACGTATCTTAATGAGATTGCCGCCAGTCAGTGGAAATCCAAGGCAAAAATCTTAGATGGTGTCGTCATAAATAAATTCATGTAATAATAACCCTATATTACATGAATGGATGACTTAACCATGAGCACACCCGTACACCGCCGTCACGATATTTCCGATCATATTTGGAGTTTGCTTGAACCTCACCTGCCGGGACGTAAGGGAGCCTGGGGGCGTGTTGCTTATGATAATCGATTATTTATTAATGCCGTGTTCTGGATTTTACGGACAGGCGCACCCTGGCGAGATTTACCGCCCGATTATGGCGACTGGAAAAATACGCATCGCCGTTTTTGTCGGTGGCGGGACAAAGGCGTATGGGAAGAACTGCTTGAAGAACTCATCTTTGAACCCGATTTCGAATGGCTGATGATTGACGCCAGTCATATTAAGGTTCATCCCCACGCCGCAGGGGCGGCAGGAGGCAATCAGGATATGGGGCGCACAAAAGGGGGCTCAATACAAAGATACATCTGGCCGTGGATGCGCATGGTATGCCGATCAGAGCGCTTATTACAAGCGGTCCCACAGCGGATTGCTCACAAGCTGAGGCCTTGA